TGCCATTATCTTGCCTTTTTTGCTGTCAAAGGCGTTCTGAAGCGTTCTGTTCGGCTGTTTACCGATGGTGTGATGCCATTTGCCGACATCATCTTGATAATACCAACCGCCTTTTCTGCCGTCTTTATTTACAGCATATTCACCTGTGCCAAATTCTTCCCAGATAGCATTTTGAAGCGGACTGCCAATTGTAGCTTCATGTTTGTCAACATCAACAATGTGCTTCCATGAACCTTTCAACTGGCCTGTATCAACACGGCTGTTGCGTTTGGCCTGTGATTCAACTTCACTTGCAGCTTCTTCAAGAAACTGAAGGGCAGTGCTTTCAAGCGCATCTTTGACCTTTATTGAAAAGTCTTCAAACTGAACGCTCATAATCACTGCCCCCCGGTATACTTCAGATAGAATTCAAGCTGCTTGTGCATTTCCATCGGATCATCAATCAGAAGGATGTCATACCGCTTGCCGTTTATAATCATGCGGCTATTTTCAGCCTGTATGTTATCGGCAAGCGGCACATAATCCGCAATGAAGACATGTGTTGATTCCTGAATTTTCGCAAGAAAGGTTGAATGATTAGCACCCCCGGCCTGAAGGTCAAGCCATCCTTTGACAGTCTGTGCATCAGTCCATGTTTTGACCTGTTCAAACAGTTCGTTTGCTGTGACTGTGTATGTCTGTATAACTGCCTTGATGTTGCCGTCAATTCCTTTCATGTTCTCAACCCCTGTCCAAACCTTGCCTTCATGTAAGGCTTCAGAAAGCCCATCAGTGACTTTGGAAAGCCCATAGTGGAATTATCCCCATCCATGTTGAAATATGTCACAGAATGCCGGGAAAGCGTTTCAGAAGCAACGCCGATGCGGTCAGCATTGTCAAGCTGCCACTTCAGCAGATTTGCAACGCCCATCTTGACATCAGCAGGATAAACAACCCTTGTGATGATAACGCCAGATTCATCATACAGTTCTTCTTTAACAGTGATAACGCCGTTTGAAGAAGTTCTGACATTGACAAGCCCTGCATTCAGTTCAGATTCAGTTATCTGCAATGTATCCCCTGCCTTGAAGGGATTTGCCGTGGCAACCATAAGCTGATGACCGCTTGACATAGCAGAAGCAACAGCCCTGAACGCCCTGTTCTGGAAGTTATTATTTGTGTACCGCCTTATTGACAGTTCAAGTGCCTGAAGCTTTGCTTCAAGCACCTGATCTGTTTCCTCGGTGGTAATGAACTGCCGCAATTCGGCAACTGTCATTATCATCAGGCTTCGTCCTTTCTTATGCTATTAGGCAGAAGTGGCATCCTTGAACTTTGCCAGAACAACCTTTGCAGCATTGGTCAGTGCCACGCCGTAATACTTGGCGGCAGTGATGTCATGCTGCTGCTTCTTGGGGAACCACTCATGGTCAACAGTGGTATCCTTCTTCAGGAAAATGGTCAGTGCAGGAAGTTCATCTTCGGTGTACTCGGTTTCAGGGGAATCAGGCTCCATCTTGATAATGGGGCAAGTGAAAACACCAGACTTGGCCTTGACCTTTTTGGACTTCTTAACCCAACAACCTGCAATCTTGCCGATTGCGCCGTTGACTGCAACACCTGCCTGAAACTTATCAGCAGAAGTGAAGTCAGGGTCTTTCAGCAGAGTTGCTTCCTGCTTGGGATGGATGAACATAACCTTGTCAATGCCGTCTTCCTCATCCTCGAACTTGGTTACAGCATCAACGATGCTTGCATAACCGATGACAGCAGAGCCGTCACCAGAAACATTGGTTGCAGTCAGTGCAGCTTCAATAACATCATTGTCAACCTTGCCAACAATGGACTTTGCAAGCTGATGCTCTGCCTGACCGATAGGATTACCAAGGCCGGAATTGATTGCTTCCTGAGTGATGCCCACAGCCTTCATTGCCTTCTTGATGGTGAAAGTAGTGCTTGCAGCGGTCATCTGAGTAAGGCCAACTTCGGCACCTTCAGCAACATCTTCTGCATCACCGATATAATTCCAAGAAGGAACAGTCTTAGTGTCACCGGGAACGCCAACAAGCGTGGTATCAACCTTTGCATAAGGAGTGATTTTCGCAAGGGCTTCAATCTTCGCATTGATCATATCACCCATAACCTGAGGATTAATCATGTTTTCCATCATAGTAACTGCCATAATAATTCACCTTTACCTTTCAAAATTTTAATTGTTCATTGCATTTTTGTATGCTTCAGGATTTTCATTGAAAATCTTCATTCTTTCTGCATACGGCTTCTTTAACAGTGCTTCTTTTGTGAAAGCACCATCACCTTCCTGCTGTTCAGGAAGCTTGTGTTCGTCATACTTTTTGCTGCCAGAGCCTTCAAACTGTGTGGGGAACTGTGTCTTCAGGGCTGCAATCTTGTCATCCCATCCTTTTATCTTGCCGTTTTCGTCAAGTTCAAGTTCACCCTTTTCCTTCAGCTTGAAGGTCAGATAATCAACATCAAGTGCTTTGCTTGAAAGCAGTTCAACCTTGATTGCGGCATCAAGCTTGGTCTGCTGAAGTTCTGCCTGAAGCTGTGCAACCGTGCTTTCATATTCAGTCACCTTCTGCTGCAACCCCTCATTCCCTTTATTGTTCTTTTTGAGTTCAGCAATCAGGTTGTTTGCTTCTGTCAGTTCGGTCAGCTTGCTTTCATGTTCGGTCTTCAGCTTGCCATATCTTATGTCAAGGTTTTCTTCAGAAGCCGTGTAAATCTTGTTCGTTTTCATGTCTTCCTGGACTGCCTTGGCAATGTCTTCACTGATGCCTTTTGCTTTCATGATTTCAATAAGGTTCATTTGATACATTCCTTTCTACGCTTTTTACATGGTTGCTTCATGTTTTGGAATAGATGTTTGACATCATCCCTGATGAATTTATATGAATAAGCCAGAAGGCTTGTTCACTTGCATAATGCGCTGAATGTGTCTTTCCCGGCTAAACCGTCAACCTTCAGCTTGAAACGCTTCTGGAACGCCCTGACAGCTTCCTCAGTGCCTTTGCCGAAGTCACCGTCAACATAAGCTGACTTGTAACCACAGCACACAAGGAACGCCTGAAGAACCATGACAGCCCTTCCCTTGCTGCCTTTTTGCAATGTCTTGACAGCAGCGTTTGTCTTCGTGCCGTATATACCATCAACAGCAACGCCGAGTTCTTTCTGAAGTGCTTTGACAAGTGCTGTCTTTGTCAGGCTCCCATACAGGCCATCAGGAAAAAGCCCGGAAGCATAGTTGTTATTCAGCCAAATCTGAACTTCTTTTGTGTTGTCAATGTTGCCTTCAATCTTCGGTGCTGTTGCCTCTGGTTCCTTGACAGGCTTGTTGATAACAGGCACAGAAGAAAGCAAGCTTTCCTTCACAAGATAGTTCTGATCCACAGCACCGTTGAAGCCGGGAATGTTTGTACTGCGTATCAGGTTTGTTTCACCGCCGAATTGCCACAGGGCAAGGTTCGGCAATGTCGGCTGATTCTTTGCCCATTGAGCGCACCAGATTTCATACTTTGCAGCAACCTGATTGACATCAATATAATCAGTGAACCAACTTCTGTTTGCATACACCCCTGCCTTGTATCCTGCCGCTTCAAGGGCAGCACACCAAGTCAAGGCCATTTGTGTTATTGTTGCTTTTCCTGCTTCGGCTGTAACCTTGTCTTCAAGGTCATAAAAAACAGGCAAAGCGAATGCCTTGCCCTTCAGCCAGTTAATCATTTGCGCTGCTTCGGCTTTTGCCCCGGCAACATCTGAAGCATAAGAATACTGATATGCACCGACAGGGATGCCCAATGCGGACATCCCTGCATAGTGTTCATCGAACATCTTATCCTTCTGGATTGCGTTTCGCCCATACCCTGCACGGATTATAGCAAAGCGAACGCCGCCTTCTTTGACCGCTTTTGAATAGTCAACCCCGGTTTGCCAGCCGCTGATGTCGATGCCGAATATCACACGGCATCATTCCCTTCAGTGCCTTTTGCAGCTGCGGCATCAGTCAGGCCTTCGGCAAGCAGATAGCCGAGGACATCAGCACCTGCCATGATGATTGCTGCAACCTGTGTGGTGGTGTCTTCAGCAATGCCGAAGGCAATCATCAGGGGAGTAATGAAGCCGATGACAGCCACCCAAAACTTGCGGCTTGTAAGCTTGCGAATGATATTTTCTTTCATGATTTTTGCCCCTTTCATAAAATATTAAAAGCACCCTTTTCAGGATGCTTCTTGACTAAATTTGTGCATGAAAAAAGCACTCTGTGACCGACATTTATGTCAGTTGCAAAGTGCTTTATTCTAAAACATATTCGGTTTTGATAATTTCGCCTGTTATAGCATCAAGCAAGACTTCACCAAAAACAACCCAACCATGTTTTTCAGCTTCACGATTCGGAAAGTCTTTCTTCCCCTTGAAGCCCAAAAACATCATAAACACATTATCCTTGACCATTCCTTGCGCCTTGCATGTATTTGCAAAGTTTTCCCGGAGATAAGGTTTTCCGAAAATGTCAATCATTTTGTTTGTTGCTATGGTTACAAGTTCTTTTTTAGTCAACATCAAAATCATCCCAAATCAGTGTAGCATAATATTCTTCACTACGATAATTAGCCGTTTCAACGGTTCCGACAGCACCATATCTGTTAAACTCAATGGCTCTTTGTGTTGGCTCGATTATAACGCTTGTTTCCTGCCATGTCAACTGTTTCAGCAATTCTTGGTCTTCAGGAGAAGGCCGCAAATCGCCAATGAACGGATGTGAATGATAGTCAAGTGTGCCGTGTTCACGAACAAGATTGTCAATTATTTTCTGTGGAATAGTTGTATGTTTTTCAGCACCACGGATCAGAAAAGAACTTCCGTTGATAGTGACAGTTGTATATTCCACCCCTGTTTCAGTGGTTAATATTGCAAGGTCTTCAACTTTGAATTCCCCGGCAGGTCTTTCAATATAATCACTGTTCGCTTTTAATTCACTTAAATACCCCTGAAGTCTTTCATCAATACTTAATCCTCTTTCTGAATACGGTATTGCTAAATCTCCTTCGTCACCCTTAGAATGTACCATCATTGATGACTGCAAATATTTATTTTTAAATTCTTCAAACTGCTTTGACTTATCAAGGCCGAAGTATTCAGCCCTTTCCTGCAAGGTCTTCAGTTCGCCTTCATCCAATGCCCACCTTGCCCTTGTGTCACTTGTGCAGCGGCAGTTGATGACTTCAGCAGCTTCCCCGGCAGGATCACCCGGAAACATTAATCCGTTGGAAAACGGTTCATCAAGTTCCCTGATTTCACCGTCAACACGCCTGTGGCTGTCTCTTGTTCTGCTGTCTAAGGCCGCATCCCACATCTTCACAACATCAGCACCTTTTGCTTTTGCAGCTTCCTGTGCATCCCTTGTGCTTGTCTGCTGTATCCTGTGTCCTTCTGTCCTTGCAATCCGTTTGGCGTTTGACAGCCCTGTTCTGGCAACATTGTTGATGTTCCTTGCAATGTCCGAATAAGAAAGGCTTGAAGCAATGCCCCGGCTGACTTCCTGTGTGATAGTCTTTTTCAGATGCTTCACACTGACACCTAAAGCATTATAAAAGCCTTCCTTAATCTTTGAATCAGTCAGCACAGCCTTGACAACCGCCGCCTGATTGATAGGCGCAATAATCGGCACACCCTGCTTTGCTATGTCATACATTGTGCCTATATAGCCTGTTTCATAACAGCCCTTCAGATACTTGTCAATTGTTGCGTAATTGTCACCCTGCATCTTGTCAAGGATGCTGTTCACCTGACTTTGCAAGGCTTGCTGATACTGTTTCTGGTATATCTTTGAACGCTTCCTTGACTGAAGCATTGCCCTTGCAGCATCATCAAGCCCTTCCTGTTCAAGTGCCTGGTCTAACATATCAATGTCAGCCTGAAACAGTTTCACCTTTTCATTGATGCTTTTCAGGGCTGCTTTGTACTGTGCTTCAAGGGCTTTTATTGCCGCTTCTTCACTGTCAAGCAATGACTGCTGAACTTCCTTTTCCCACTTATTCAATCACATCACCGCTGCCTTCAATCGGTTCTGCTTCTATCCCGGCAAGCGTATCCTTTGCCTGATATACATCATCTTCTTCAGGCTGTGGCAGCTTGTCCTTTATTTCATTGTATTCAATGTCAAGGATGTCACAGATGTTCTGCATCAGCGTTTCATTGTCCAGATAGGAAGCAAGGTTCAGCATAGTTGTGACCTGCACCTGCTGCTTCTGTGCATCAACAAATTCAATCTGTGCATTGTCAGCAGCGTTCGTCATCACTTCACGCTCAAAGTTGAAATAGACATCCTTCATCTGATAGTCAGTGCTGTTCAGGTCATTGATTTCCTTCAGCACAACTTTCAGCAGCTTCCGCATGAACTGCTTCAGCCTGATTTCAAGCTTGTTGCACTTCAGATCGAGCAGCGCATATCTTGACTTGATGACAATGTTAGTGATGTTGCCATCACCAAGCTGTGCAGAATTGAAGCCCATGCCGAACCTGTATATATTTTTTTCATCAAGTTCAAGCTTTGCCTGTCTTGCAGCAACAGGGATGTCAACAGTTCTGATGTCAACATCACCGCCTTCAGGCACACCGACAAGCTTCTTTGTTCTGGTGTTCAGTTGCAGTTCATCAAGGTTGTCACCTTCAAAGCCTTTGACAACATACAGAACTTCATTGCTGTCCTGAATATTGTTTGAAAGGCCGCAGGACATCAGGTCATAATCATCAATCAGGTGCTTGATGGGCTTCAGGCCGCTGAACTGTTTCTTGCAGTTGTCAAGACGGAAGAAAGGAATGAAGCCGAATTCTTCATAATAAACAGCTTCGTCACCGTCTTTCTTGTATGTAGCATGTGGCCTGACATTGGT